TTTTTGCTTGCGGAGAGTATGGCGAGCGTGGTGGGAGACCTCACTACCACGCGATTTTGTACGGCATCGATGGTGCAGAATCCTCGATCCGTAAGGCTTGGTCGTTTGGGCATGTTGGAGTACATGCGCTAACCCCTTCCGCCATCAAGTATGTGGCGGGATATTGTGCGAAGAAAGAGGGGTGGCATGGTGAATTTCGAGAGGTACTTGACGAACGAACGGGTGAGTTGTATGGTAGAGAAGCGCCGTTTTTGTTGATGTCCCGCCGCCCTGGTATAGGCGGGGAGGCGCGAAAGCATTTTATGAGTTGGTCGCGGTACGCGGTGATGGATGGTACGAAGTTTCCTGTGCCGAGGTATTTGCACGAGGCGTTTAAGAAGGAAGCTGATCCTCAGTTGGTTGAGCAGGTGCAGTTTGAGAAGTGGAGTCATCGTAAGGTGGTTACTCGGGACGAGTTGGACGCGTCTGAGGCGATTGCCAAAGCGCGGTTGTCACTTCAATCTGCGAGGAGGACGTACGGATGATTGTGTATGCGATTCGGGACAAAGTATCCGAGAGCATTGGGCAGCAGGTCTGGCTGTTTAAGGCCGATGCTGCTGCTATTCGTTTTTTTCATGATGTGTTGTCGGATGGCAAGAGTTATCCGGCGAACCATCCTGATGATTATGAGCTTATGGCTCTTGGTGTCGTTGATGATAATGGACAGATTTCTACTGACGGTTGTCCGTCGGTGATTTTTACTGGAACGCAGTGGAAGCAGGCGAAGGATGCTTCTGAGGCTGCCAAACTTGATGAGGCGATTGGCTAATGGCTGGGTATCAGCTTCCGGCGCGTAAGCTTGCGAGTCAGCAAGATAGCGCGATGATTCAGCGGCCTGATGTGCCGCGGTCGAAGTTTCTTGGGTCGTTTACTCGTAAAACGACGTTTAATGCAGGATTGCTTATTCCGTTTTTGGTCGATGAAGTTTTGCCCGGCGATCATTTGAAGTATGATTGCACGGCGTATGTGCGTATGGCGACGCCGTATTTTCCGATGATGGATAATCAGCGGATTGATACGCATTTCTTTTTTGTTCCTAATCGGTTGGTTTGGTCTAATTGGAAGAAGTTTATGGGTGAGCAGGCTGATCCTGATTCGTCCATCAATTTTACTGTTCCTGTGGTGAGTGTCGGCAACGATGGCGTTGGTTGCCTCGCAGATTATTTTGGTATTCCGATTTCGGGTCTGACTGCTGCGATAGCGGTGAATGCGCTTCCGTTTAGAGCGTATAATCTTATTTATAATGAGTGGTTTCGTGACGAGAATTTGATTAATTCTGCGTATACGAATGTGGGTGATGCTTCTGTTGGAGCTTTTGGTAATTATCCTGTTCGCCGTCGGGCGAAGAGTCAGGATTATTTTACGAGTGCTTTACCGTGGCCCCAGAAGTTCACTGCGCCGTCGATTCAGTCGGCCGTCAGTGGGCTTGGTATTGCTGCTGCTGATCTTAATTACGGCACAGGTGCTGTAGCGGCGGCAATTGATACTTATAGTCAGCCGAATAATACCAGTTATTCTAATGCGTATAATTCGTTGGTGACGTCGTTTCAGATGCGAGCAACGGCTGCGGGATACCCGCAGGTATATGCCGAAGCATCTGTGAATTCATTTCGTCAGGCGTTTTTGGTGCAGCAGTTGTTGGAGCGAGATGCTCGTGGGGGCACTCGGTATACTGAAATTGTTCGTAGTCATTTTGGTGTTATTTCTCCAGATGCTCGTCAGCAGCGTCCTGAGTATATTGGCGGTGGTTCCTCATCGCTCAATATTACGCCGGTTGCGCAGACTACCGGCGGTGCTGGTACTGTTGGTGTTCTCGGAGCGGCTGCGACGAGTGTTGGTAAGCATATGGCGTCATATGCGTCTACGGAGCATGGGTATGTGATTGGTTTGATGTCCGTGCGTAGTGAACTGTCGTACGGACAGGGTGTGCCGCGTACTTTTTCTCGTAATACGCGGTATGATTTTTACTGGCCTTCGTTGGCCGGACTTGGGGAGCAGTCTATTCTCCGTAAGGAGATTTATGCGAATGGTAATCCGGCGAGTGATGATGCGGTATTTGGTTATCAAGAGCGGTGGCATGAGTATCGGACTCGGTATTCGGAGATTACTGGTAGGTTTCGTACGAATGTTGGTTCAACGCTGTCGGCGTGGCATCTTGGTCAGAATTTTTCGAGCACGCCGGTTCTTGGGCAGACGTTTATTGAGGATAATCCACCGATGGCTCGTGTTCTTGCGGCTGGTGGTAGTGCCGCTGAGGAGAATATTGAGTATCTCGCGGATATTCTTATTCAGCGTGAAGCCGTGCGTCCGCTTCCGATGTTTGGTACGCCTGTGACGCTTGGGCGTTTCTAATGCCGTTGCCCGCTATTCTATCTACTATAGGAAAAGCGGTTGGTAAACTTGCTCCCGCCGCCCTAGATGTTTTAGGGCGGCGGCAGCAGAACCAAGCGATGCGAGCCGAGGCGCGGCGCGCTGAGGCTTTTGCTGAGCGGATGAGCTCAACGGCGGTTCAGCGTTCGAAGGCTGATTTTGAGGCGGCGGGTTTTAATCCAGCGCTTGCGTATAGCCATAGCGCTTCGTCGCCGGGTGGCGTACAGGCGCAGATTGGTAATGAGTTAAGCGGAGCTGTTTCTTCGGCGCAGCAGGCTGCGATGAATAGATCGCAGCTCGATTTGGTGCGTAAGCAGTTGGATATTGCAACACAGCAAGGTATTAAAGCGAAAGCGGAAGCTGATGTTGCTGGTTTTGATGCGCAGAAGCGTAGTATGGAGCAGAGAGTTTGGAACGCGATTGCGTCAGGGCAGAGCGTTGATTTATCTTCGCCGTTGGCGAAGAGTATTGCGTCGCAATTTGAAGCGACGTCGTTGACGCCCGAGAGTATTCGGGCGAGTAATTCTGCGTTGGCGGCGCAGGCTAATGCAGCGCGTACGAGCGCTGCTATTCAGGATTTTGATAGAAAGTTTTTGGAGCAGATGCAGACGGATAAGGGTAATGTGTCTAAGATGTTGAATATGATTCTTCCCATTCTTAGGATGTTTCGATAATGGCATTTTCTTTTGATGAAGTTCAGAGTATTGCCGCGAAGTCTTTGGAAGTAGGTATTGTTTTTGATGAGACAGAGGATATGACGCGGCAGGAGTTTAAGGATGAGTGTGATGTAAATCACATTTTGCGTCAGCATGGTTATATGGTTCGCCCTGTAAAGTTTGGCGAACACAATTTTGATGACGATCTGACTGCGCAGATGCAGTCGAGGTCGGTGTTTCAGATTTGGTATGAGACCGCCCCTCAGGCGGTTCGTGAGAAGTATCAGGATTTGGGCTCTTTTTTGGCCGCATTTGGCTCAGGAGAGCTTATTACGGGTCTGGAAGTACCTGAGGTACCCTCAGGGACGTCCAGCCCGTCGCCAAGCCAGCCGGAGGCTGGCGCGGCAGGTTAGCACGTATACTATACTTGATAAATACGTGCTAACTGACAGCTTTTCACTTTTAACCCAGAGGGTACGGCGATGCGACGGATGGGAGCAGGTAAGGGTCGGTCCGCAAAGCGGTTTAAGGCCCGTGCAGGGAAGACGATGGCGCTCAATCTTCGGAATCCGCTGCGAGGCGGTTGGAGGCTGTAATCGTGGCGTGCCATCATCCGTTTCGGATGTGGCGGCATAACGGCAAGGTTACGCTAAGGAGGCCTGAGTCTGATGATCGTGAAGCGATGGATATGCCGTGTGGTGGCTGTCTTGGGTGCCGTATGGACCGTGCTCGATCGTGGGCTATCCGTAATCGTTTGGAGTTGGCGAATCATGCGAAAGCGTGCTGGACAACCCTCACGTACTCGGATGAGAATTTGCCCGCGTATCGGTCCATTAGGCGAGATCATCTCTCCGGCTACATTAAGCGTTTACGAGCGCGTTTGTCGTCTGAGAAAATTCGATTTTTTGCTTGCGGAGAGTATGGCGAGCGTGGTGGGAGACCTCACTACCACGCGATATTGTACGGAATCGACGGTGCAGAGTCCTCGATTCGTAAGAGCTGGTCGTTTGGGCATGTTGGAGTTCATGCGTTGACACCAGCGGCTATTAAGTACGTGGCAGGTTATTGTTCGAAGAAAGAAGGTTGGCACGGTGAGTTTCAAGAGACTATTGACACCGAGACTGGCGAGGTGTATGGTAGAGAAGCGCCGTTTTTGTTGATGTCTAGGCGTCCAGGTATTGGCGGTGAGGCGCGTAAATATTTTCAGAGTTGGTCGCGTTTTGCGGTGATGGATGGGACTAAGTATCCGGTGCCTCGATATTTGCATGAGGCGTTTAAGAAGGATGCGGATCCCATGTTGGTAGAGGAAGTGCAGTTTGAGCGTTGGAAGCATCGTAAGGCGTTAACGCGGGACGAGTTGGACGCGTCCGAGGCGGTTGCCAAGGCGCGGCTGTCACTTCAATCTGCTAGGAGGAAGTACGGATGATGAGTGTTTACGGGATTCGCGATAAGGTTGCGGAGAGCATTGGGCAGCAGGTGTGGCTTTTTAAGGCCGACGCTGCTGCTATTCGTTTTTTTCACGATGTGCTTAGCGATGCTAAAAGTTATCCCGCGAATCATCCTGATGATTATGAGCTTGTTGTTCTTGGTGTTCTTTCGGATGATGGGGTTATCAGTACGGAAGGATGTCCGGCTGTAATTTTTAGTGGAACGCAGTGGAAACAGGCTAAGGACGCGGCTGAGGCCGCTAAACTCGATGAGGCGATTGGCTAATGGCTGGGTATCAGCTTCCGGCGCGTAAGCTTGCGAG